AAATAGGTCTGCTGAGCTAAAGTTTGTTCTAAGGTAAATAGGGTATTGATACCAGTTGTTGAACCTTCCTCAAAATCTACTACCTCTACCACTTTACGATAATCCATTATATCGTAGTCAAACGCATTACTATATGTAACTGCAGTTGTAGGCTCACATGCTAGTGTAATAGTCTTTCTTGGAGATTTTACAAATGCAGCAGTTAAGCTTTTTGAGAAACTAGTAAGGCTACTATATAGTGTTTGGTCTAATATATCAAATTGATCAATACCTTCTGTATATAGTGCAGAAAGTGCTGATGATGTACTAAAAAATGTATTGCTAACTGCTGAGGTAGCAATAAAGACCGAGTTAGGCGTTGTTATGCTATAATTAGGATCAGGTACAGCAGGGCTATTAGATACTTTCTGCTGAGGTGTTCTTTCTGTATTAGCTATAGTGAATAGGTAGTCTAATCTAATACCTTTGTTTTTTTCGTAAAGGTTAGAATCAAATATAAGATACTCACGAGTATATCCCGCAAATTTAGAAAACATCTCAACACCTATCTGAATATTTTCGTATAGTTGATCTTGATGTATCTCTAAAGATATAAGAGGATAACCTAATGATCTCTTTATTCGACCACCTAGACTTTCATAGCATTCAATTTTGCTATTAAGATTAGTTGATAAAAAGGCAGAAATTGGTGTTACTTCACAAGCAGCAGGCATATTGTTATTTAGTCAGTTATGCTGCTGGTGGCGTGGCTGCTGGTGGTTCTTCACCAGTTGGAGAGGTTGGAGGTGCTGCTGATGCTCCGTCAGCACCGGTAGCAGCTGGCCCTCCGCCGAACGATGGTATAGCTCCTCCTCCGGCTTCCGGAGCTGCTCCTAGACCTGCAATATCACCACCTTCACCTCCGCCATCAACTACAGCTTCCATCCAATTGGGTCCACTATTAGTTATCTGAGCTAACTCCCATTGTAGCTCAGCATCTTTGCGTAAGAACTCTCTATTAGCTAAAATATCATTGTCCTTCCAGCCAAGATACTTTTTCTGTGCAAAAGTATTAGATATATACTCACTTGAAGCTAGATTATTAAAGTTACCAACCTTACCTTCTAATCTTTGATTTTCTCTCATTTCATAGAAGTTAGTAGGTACATTAAAAGCTAATTCTAAGTTATTAGTGGTTAAATCAAACTTATCCCATAGACCTTTAAGCTTGAGATGTGTAATAAAGCCTTTCTTAAGACCAGCTGCAAAATGCTGTTGCATACGTATGACTACTTTAGCAAACTTTAGTTCTTCTCTTAATATTTGTGAACCATCTATTACTGCGTCTTCTGGATCAATTCGTGTTGATGGTACCTTTAGTGATCTATACAATTTCTTAATAAAATACATTAAGTCCTGTAATTCACCTAGATTACCGGCACCTGCTAGCTGGGTTACGCTAGTGCCTTCCGATCCCTGTCTCTTAGCAAACCAGAAAGCATCAAGCATTGACTGAGGATTAAATTTTTTAACAACGTCATTTTGATCTAAGTCAAACGTCTTACGTGACCAGTACTGCTGTATAAGCTTTTTAAGATATGACTCAGCTTTAGGAGGAGCCATATTACCTACATCAACGTTAAAGACAAGTCGTTCTGGTGCTCTAACTAATCGATAGATGACAATAGAATCTTCAATTAAGCTTAATTGACGATAAGGTCTACGCGCATTTTCTAGAAACGGTATAACAAAGGTTTTTGATTCATTGTATACACCAGATTCAATGTATACGATCTGATTCTCTTCCATTGGTATAAACTCCATTTTTTCGAGTTTATTAGGATTATTAGGATTGTATATAGGTTTACGATATATAAACCCCTTTACAATCATATTCTGTATGTTATTGTATACAGGATCAATTAGTTCTGACGGTAGGTTAATTACTCCGAGAACACCTTCATTAGTATAATCTTCGTGTATAATTAATTCAAAGAATACCTCTCCTTCGATAAGTAATTGTCTAAAATATTGCCACCCTCTGTTTTTAAAATCAAAAAACTCAATAAATTTTTGAAATTCAGTCTCAACAGTTTCACGATCTCTTAAAGAGAGATCGATATTCTTAAAACTTACATTAATGATATTTTTATTTTCATCTTCATTAATAGTTTCATCACACAACTCATCTAATGCATCTGCAACTTCAGAGTAAGCCGCCATCACTCTATAATCTCTAAGTCTGCCACCTTTATCCTGCTGTATGTTAGCATACATTACATCTCCGAAAGAAGTATCCTTACCAATGTCACCTATTGGTAGGTTATTAAATTCGTTAGATGATGAGATAGAGTTCCTTGCAAGAGCTTCTGCTTTGCTAATTCCTGCTTTACGGAAATATTTGTATTTTGTATTAAGCTGATCGTTCTCTTGACGAGCGTTAACGTATGGTAGTTTATTCTGTATATAATTAACTAAATTCTTACCGAACGTAGAAGACCTTCCGTCATCGGAAACATAGGATCTGTTATTATTAGGCGATGTTGAGAGATCGGACATTGTTTATATTTATTACTTATCTTGAATTATCAATTCAGTAATATATCAATACCACTAATAGATGATGTAGAAGCGTAACCTGCAGGATTTATTATCATAACATCAACTAGGCCTGTGTTGTTAGTATACGGCAAAGTTATACTTAAAATGTTTTGACTTAATATCTCGTAACTGCTAAGTTTAAAGCCTGATACTGTTCCCATTCTCGCAGTGCTAAATGATGTTAAGCTATTATATAGCGTTTTATTATTAGAACTTAGCGCAATAGCTGTTGTATAGTCGAAATTATAACCGTATATTACAAAATTATTACTACCTGTTAATGCACCATTAAGTGAAAGATTAGTATATACAGGCTGTAGGTTAGATTGGTAGTTATGCCATAAATTGGTAATAGTCGGATAGGCTGATAATGATACAGTCTCTATGTCGGTTGCAGAGAGCGAATCTAAATCTGTATCGCTATATATTTCCAAGCTAGTGTTGTTGCCTGGTATACTAAAATTTGTATCTATAAAATATATAGGTGTCGCTATTTCATTTTTATCTTTAAACAACCATCCTTTAATAGTAAATGAAGTATCTGCTACTACTCTAAATTTATCTGTATAAGTTGTATCTGTAGGTGAGGACAGTGAAATATTACCGTCCCATAGGACTTCAGACCTAATCTCAAATACATCGTTACCTGCTCCTGTTGGTTCTTTCCATGAAAGAATAATATATGGATTATTAAAAGGTATAAAATTCGAAAGAATTTGATCCATATCGTCCATATACCTTGTTAGTATGGACATACTAACACTAATATTAATAGGAACGGGCATTCTCACCGTTCTACTATCTTTCTCATTAACAAAATTATGTATGTTATTAAGCTTATTAAAGACTCTCTCATTATCTCGAGATATGCTTGTAACATTAACTGCTACAACGGGTAAAGTTAAGTTCTGCGCTTTATTAACTATATCGTACATTACTCGCTGCTTAGGTGCAAGTACATATCTAACCTCTATTACCTCTTCAGGCTCCCTATCCTTATTATACCGTTTAATAGTAGTCTCGTCAAACGCAGCTACAAATTGGGTTAATAAGTTCTTTATTTCAAAGAAATAAGTATAGTCTTTCATATTCTACCTGTGTTGAATACTTAATCAAACAAATCTATCTAAAAAGTACTTGGGTAGTTTATTCTTGTTATTTATAACACTCTCGATAATAGCGCCATCTAAGATATAGGTAATGCAATGATCCTTCTTAGACCTTACAGCTCTACCACACGACTGAATCAAAGAGCTTAGCATTTTATTTACATACCAATCAGGATCAATTTTCATTATCTTCTTGATACGATTATCATTCATAGGCAGATATGGAGCCTTAATGATAATCTGAAATCGAGCTAGATCATCTTTGAGATCAACCCCATAGCCCATTGAAGGCGATACCAAAACGGTTGGATCTGACGATTCATAATGATGTTGTAGGATATCTTCATTGTTAACTCCAGGTTCTCTGAAT